AGTTTAGGATCTTGATTGCGGAAATTTTTACGATACATGAAGATCGCTTCAGACTCTTTCCACCCAATCTTATGCGCTTTCCTTAGTTTATTTATATCTAATTTCTCAGCCTGAGTTTCATATGCATGCGCGTCTAACTCATCTGGGTTCCCATAATACATTGCCTTCATTTTGTTTTGTTTTGGTTTTGGCTTGTATTCTTTTTGTAGAAGCAATGGGCGTTGCTTATGTTGATGCTTATGGCGATACTCGTGATGAATTGCGCGAATAATTTTTACTGCAAGGTTTTTTGCGCCTTGTTCAGTTATTATAATCTTTTTAGTATCAGCAGGAAAGTTTAAACAGATGTAGATATGTTCAGGAATAATATCGGATATTCTCATACAGTAATGTCCATTGACAATTACATTATGATCAGGATAGTATTCGTCCTCGAATCTCTCAGAAGAAAAGCAAACGATATTTGATTTGAATGCTTTATTCAGTTTACGAATCATAGAAGGAATATGCTTCTCTCCGACCCAATTTTCGGCAAGAGCATAAACCTTCTTTTCTATTTTCTTGAGTTGCATTACACTTTTAGATTCTTAAACTTATCTGTGCTTCGACCACGATCAAAGACTGGCTTTGAATCATTTTCTTGCATCACAGCATCTTGGGCTTTTTGCTCAAGATCATAAAGTTTCATCTTTGCGCGATCAATGCCAACCGTGAATCTCTTATGAAGATTCGGATCATTATAACGATTCTTCAACTGCTTCACTAGAATCTGGTTTAACTGCTGCAGTTCTTCAGTGCTAACTAATGCAAACATAAAGTCTGCAGTTGCTGGCAAACCAAATGACTCAGAAGTATCTTCTAGCCCAGGGTCCGAATTGCTAAAGCCAGATCGAGTCGTCTGAGTAGCCGAAACAATCGGAACATTATTCTCCACCGCCAAGCCGCGAAGTTCTTCAGCAATCGCTTTGATATAGGTATATGAATTGACATTTGCACCTGCCTTAATTCTAGCCGAAGCGCATATATTTAGATAATCAACAAAAATAATATCTGGGCGAAAATTTTTCTTTAGAGCGAGGTCATTGATCAGTGCTCGGAAGTGAGCAGGATTGGCTGATGCAGTTGGATATTCCTTGATAATCAACTTACCCTTGACGGAAGTCTTCAGTTTACCCATACGCTTCTCATACATGTCTTTCGGCATGTTCATGAGATCCTCTAGAGTCACATTAAGAAGATTTGCGTCAATACGCTCAGCGATCTTCTCCTCAGCCATTTCTAGAGTAATGTATAGAACATTGTAGTTTTGAACCAAGCAACTAGCAGCCACATGGCACATAAACAGAGACTTGCCGACGCCAGTGCCTGCAAGAGCAATGTTAAGGGTCTTTTGCGGCAGTCCTCCTTTAGTGATCTTGTTGAAATACTCAAGATCGAAGGGGATGCGTTTTTCGATACGATGATAGAAATCATACCGATCAGCGTAATTATCCAAAAAGTCGTGACCAATATGAGGATCGAAACTAACCCCCAAAGCATCAGACAAAAGAGTAGGAATGCTTCCTTTGCCCCTCGCTTGATCTTTGCCATCAAGTATCTGAATGCTGTCCATGATAGCATTATAGATTGCTTTTTCTTGGCAAAACTTTTCTGTAGTGTCAAGAAGCCACTCGAGTTTTTGCTCTGATTTGTCATTCGAAATTTCCTTTAAAAGTTCGAGTGACTTATTTAACTCTCCTTCAGTGAGTTTAGTCGACTCCTGAAGAGCAATCTCCATCGCTGCAATCGGTGGAAGACTGTTGTATTTCAGAATGAACTCTTTTATTTCCTCGAATACCTTTTTTTCGTGACTTTCGGTCAGATACTCTTTCTTCAGAAAGGGTAGAGTCTTCCTCATGAAAGGTTCGTTCCGCATCAGATTCGACAAAATCAGTGTTTCTGTTTTCATTGTCTTCCTTCATCGCATTGTCAACTGCACTTAGAATTATACTACGCATTACATTAGAAGTAAATCGTTGAAATGATTTGCTCTTGGTATCTGCGTTGTTTAAATTTGAGATAATATCATAATCAAAGTGCATCAAATTATCATCGCCGACTTTAACATCAGTAAACTCAACAATCACACCTTCATATTTTCCCAAGAATTTAACAGCAAAACTTCCAGGTGGACCATTAAGGTCCACGAAGAAGGTGTATTGTTTGTCAACTTTGAAGAATTTCTTGACATACCAAAATTCTACTTTAGCAATTAAATCTTCAAACATCTTCATCCTCCGCAGAATTAAATGGAAGATTAGCAGCAATCGCAGAACTAAATTGATAACTATTGCGAATCCATTCTTTAAACTTCTCATCAGAAATAATACTATCCCAAAATTCTGGGCATTCAGTATCAGCCAAACGCCATTTTTTACCATCAACTTCGCCAGTTACAGTATTTACTTTAGCATACCAACCAACATTTGGCTTCGTAACATGACCAGACTCAAGTGCAATATCAAGAAGACCGCTGTAACGAGAAATGCCGCCATCGAAACGAACTGTGACAGGGATCTTTGCTTTCTCGCGAACATAACGAGATTTCTCCACATTGATGATAAAATTATAACCTATTAGATCCTGACCATCTTTTTCCTGCTGACGACCAAGGATATAAATGTTATCAGCCGAGTAGTAAGAGCCTGTTCCGCCGCCAACAATATCCTTGGGAAACATACCAATTTCTTTGTAGGTATGATTTACAACCACCATAGGAATGTCCTTCAGCGTAAGGTGCGGTGTCACCATACGGAACAGGGATTTTATTTGCTTTGCGCGGCTCATGTCAGCGACTGACTTTTGATCTAACGCATCCTCAACTTCTTTCTTCGAAGCCAAGTTACCAATTGAGTCAATGACGATCATCACACGCTCGCCACGCTCGATCTGAGTCAACTGTTGCATAATATCAAACTTCAATTGCTCAACGTCCGTGATTGGAGTATGAACAACACGATCGGTATCAATACCGAACGAAGTGAAGTAATTTTGCGGAGTGCCAAACTCTGAGTCATAAAATAGAACAACAGAATCAGGATACTTATCTTGATATGCCTTTGCCATCAAGAGACTGAATGCAGTCTTGAAGTGCTTTGATGGACCAGCCCACATTGTAAGTCCAGGAGTAAAACCTCCATCAAGATCACCAGAGAACGCGACATTCACTGCGGGAATAGATGTTTGAATCATATCCTTTGCTGCAAAGAACTTTGATTTCGCAAGAATAGCAGTATCTTTAATAGTAGAATTCTTTTTAAGTTTATCTAATAGGCTCATTTAGATTCTCCGTTTTGATTTGTATCTATTATATAATGTTCTAACCGAAAAAGCAATCTAATGAATCAACTTTTTCAGATTGCCAATTTATAGAGGATAAGATTATATCTAGTGGTTCAAGAAAAGATTTTTGAAATTGTAAATCATAATCAATATATTGATCTGCACCCAGTTGCTTTGGTATACCAGACAAGAACGCAAGAGTATTATTATTGTAAATATTCGGTTGCTTCAAGTAGATAAATTTAATTTTCTCACCTTCTTGAATTAATTGATATTTTTTGGTAAGGTTTTTATTTTTTAGTAAATGATTATAAACCAAAGCACCCTTGACATGAATTGGTGTTCCCTTCTTAAAGATATTCGCAGCATCTGCATATTCTGTTAATCCATTCACAGATCTTGGAAATGCAATGTCTTCAACAGGAAGTGTTTTAAACTCATGACGAAACTTTTCGATGAACTTATGGAGATCATCTTCAGTTTGCGTCATGACAATATTGATTGCCTCTTTAATCTTCACGCGACAAGCAGATGGTGTTGAAGACTTGACTGCCTCAAGACCCATGATCTTAAGTTTAGGTTTCGCATACGCCACACCTTCGCTATCATGCACGTTAAGAATATATCGTTTCTTCGCAGTCCAGATTGCTTTGTCAGCCAAAGACTCACGCTTCATTTCCATGCGTTGCTGGAATGCATTGACATATTCTTTTAGTTCTTCATACGACTCATCAATGAACGGCTGAATCTTATCATCACAAACCTTATTCATGAACTTGATCACTTTTTTGGTGTCAGAAGTATCAGGATAAAGTTTCTTGATCAGCGGACCCATGTTCAAATAGATTGAGTCAGT